CAGGCCCGCGCGTACGCCAACCCGGGCGTCACCGTCCAGAACGAAACCCGCATCGACCGCCTGCGTCTGGCGCTCCTGCAGGTCGAGCTGGCCGAAGCCTGGGCCGACGGCATCGTCATCAGTCCGCTGGACTGGGCGGCCATCGAGCTGCAGAAGACCGATGACAATGCCTACCTGTTCGCCAACCCGCGCGGCATCACCACGCCGGCGTTGTGGGGCCGCAACGTGGTTCCGACCCAGTCGATGGGTGGCGGCGAGTTCCTGGTGGGCGCCTTCGGCGGCGGCATTGCTGCCGAGCTACATGATCGCGAGGACGTCAATATCATGGTGGCCACCCAGGACGACCGCGACTTCGTCAAGAACATGGTGAAGATCCTGATGGAGGAGCGTCTGGCGCTGACGGTCTACCGCCCGGAAGCCTTCGTGAAGGGCACCATGACCGACCTCGACACGCCGTAAGGCGGCGTTACGGTCCATCGAAAGGGCGGCTTGGCCGCCCTTTCCTTTATCTGGAGACAGGACATGTACGAAGTACGAGCGATTGCCAGCTTTGACCACCACGGCTCCCGCAAGGTGGGCGATCAGTTCACGGTGGGAAACCAACGGCAGGCCGCAGAGCTGGAGAAGAAGGGTCTCGTGGAAGTTCTGGGCGACGCGGCCGAGGTGGGCAGCACCAGCGCCAGCACGGAAGCCGACACCGGCACCGCCACTGCCATCGGTACTGAAGCTGGTAACGGCACCGGCAGTGGCGCGGCTGAAGGCGGCACCAGCGGCAGCACCACGCCGACGCCGGGCGAGCTGCTGGTCGGCGGCAATGCTCCGGACGTCATCGCGTCGCTGGCAGGGCTGCAGGACAAAGCCGTGCTGCAGTCCGCGCTCGATGCGGAGAAGGCCGGCAAGGACCGCAAGACCGTCGTCGAAGCGCTGGAAGCGGCGCTGAAGGCCGAGTGATATGCGCCTGGTCACGATCGAACAGGCGCGTGCCCAGGTCGCCGCAATGCCGCACCACGACGCGCAGCTTGAGCTGTACGTCGGTGCGGCGGTGCAGGCGGCGGAGGACTTCCTCAACCGTCAGGTATACCCCACGGCCGAGGACCTGGCAGCGGCCGTGCTGGGTGGCTCTGCCGGCGACGAACCCATCGTGGTGAACGACGCAATCCGTGCAGCGGTTCTGCTGATCACCGGCCACTTGTTCCGCAACCGGGAGGACGTGACCGGCGAGGCCACGCACCAGCTTCCCTCCGGTGCTCACGCTCTGCTGTGGCCGCACCGTCGCGGCTTGGGGGTATGACGTGGGCACCGACGCCGGCCGGTATCGGCACCTGGTCACGATCCAAGCTCTCGTTGATGGCGACCCTGACCCGCTGAGTGGGTTGCCCACCAAGCAGTGGGGCGACGTTCTCGCGAACGCGCCGGCCGAGGTTCTTACAGGCCCCGGCCGGGAAGGCGCTGCCGCCGGCGCGGAGCGCGCGGAGACAGACGCCCGCATCAACCTTCGCTGGATGCCGGGCATTGACACCCAGATGCGAGTGATCTGGGAGAGCGAGCCGAATGGGAAGCGGCCCGAGTTCGCTATCCAGAGCATGGAACTGGACGCCACGGGCATGCGGGAGATCCGCCTACGGTGCGTTCATGGGAGGGAAAATGGCTGACCACATTCACACACCGAAAGACGGCCGTGGCCGGCGTGACGTGTACCTGGACGGCGTACAGATCAAGCGGGTGACATACGCGGACACGCGGTGCGGGGTCGTGCGCATCATGTACGACCCACTGAAACTCTGTTTACGTCGGGAGAGGGCTCGCACCTTCAAGCGGCGAGGACGGGTTGTGGTGGTGAGCCGTGGCTGAGTCCATCAAAATCGACGGACTGGACGGCCTGCTTCGATCTCTGCGGCAGCTGCCCAAGGAGCTGCAGGGCAAACCGCTCCAGACCGGCATGCGCAAGGGCGGCAACCTGATCCGCGATGAAGCCAAGCGCCGTGTGCCGCGCGCGAGCGGCTTCCTGGCCAAGCAGATCGTCGTACGCCGAGCAGCTGCGAAGGATCGGCGCAAAGCCGGTGTTGGCGTCGGCGGAGAATACTTCACCGTCGGTGTCCGGACCGGCAAGAAGGTCAAGTACGCAAACACGAAGCGAAACCGCCGGCAGGGCCGGGTAGGGAAGCTCTACGAGCAAAGCGGCTGGGCCCATTACTGGCGGTTCCTCGAATTTGGCACGAAGAAAATGCGCGCGCGCCCCTTCCTCACGCCAGCGGCGGAGGCCCGCGGTCCGCAGGCGGCTCAGGTGATGATTGATGAGACCCGCAACGAGATCGACAAGATCATGAAGGCAAGGAGCTGGAAATGATGGCGCCGCTGATACAGGCCGTGATGCAGGGCAGCGCCGGCGTGCGCGCTCAACTGGGCGACCCGATCCGTTTCTTCTACGGCACCGCGCCACTGAACACGGCCATGCCCTACGGCGTGTGGGACATCGTCGGCGGCAGCCCGGAAAACCTGCTTAGCGAGGCGCCGCCTGCCGACGGTTGGCGGGTGCGCATCACCGTGTGGGGCGGAACCCTCACCCAGGCCAATTCGGCAGCGGTGGCGATTCGCGACGAGGTCGAGCGTCGCGGCAGCATCGAGTCCTACAACCCGACGCCGGACGACGACGACACTGGCGCCTTCGGCATCTCCTTCGACGTGCGGCTGCTGGAACTACGGTAGCCGTCACGCAGCAGTAACCCCTACCGCCGGCACTCGCCGGTTTTTTTGTGCCCGGCGACCGGGCTCCACACAAGGAGACAACGCAATGCCTGTCCTGAAGTCCAAACACACCCAGCTCTTCATCGCCGTGGGCGCCGCCGAGGTCATCAAGGTGACCCGCGTGCGGTCCGTCGGCTTCCCCGATGGCCAGGCCTCGGAAATCGACATCTCCGATTTCGACGACGAATGGGATCAGTTCGTGGCCGGCCGCAAGGCGACCGGCAGCACCTCCATCGAGGTGATCTACGACCCCGAAGACCACGAAGCGCTGGAAGAGCTGCACCGCACCGGCGAAGTCGTGGACTTCCTGGTTACCGCGCCGCTGTCCGAGACCGCCGGCGTACCGCTGCCGGTGGCGGTCGATGGCGTGATCACCGCGCCGACCACCGTGGTTTCCAAGCAGTTCAAGGGGTTCGTGCAGAACTTCGCGGTGAACGTGGCCGACAACGACGTCTGGAAGGCCACGATGACCATCCGTGGCTCCGGCGCCGTCACCACCCACCGCCCGGCGCCCTGATCACGGCAACGGCGTGATTCGGCCCGCTTCGGCGGGCCTCTTCTCTGGCAAGGCGTGCGGATCCTCCGCGTGTTAGCCGTGCGCGGCCCGCGCGCTCTGCCACCATTTCAGGAAACGGCCAATGAGCAAGACTAATGAATCCCTGCCGACCGAACAGGTCGCTACCCAGACGCTGCTGCAGTCCTTCCAGAGCCTGGGCATGTTCGCCCCGAAGGACGTGCAGCCCGACACGATCGAGCTGGAACCCGGCGTAAACGCGCAATTCCACGTGCGCGCGCTGCCCGATGCGGAGTTCCGAAAGCTGTGGTCCGACGGCGACCGCGCCAAGCTGATCGCCGCCACCATCTGCGACGAGGATGGCCGCACGGTCATGACCGAGAAGCAGGCCGGCCAGCTCAAGCCGCGCGTGGCGGCGAGCTTCCAGCAGATCGCCCTGAAGCACGCCGGCTTCGGTGAGGCAGCCGAGGTGATCCAGGAAGAGGCGGGAAACGACTAAGGCAGCATGGCGAGGACTGGTTCTGGCACGTCCTCGCCGGGCACCTGCACCGGACGGTTGGTGAGCTGCGCGCCGTGATGACGCGGCGCGAGTTCCTGTGGTGGTGGGAATTCCACAAGCGCAACCCCCTCGACCCCGTCAGCCTGCATATCAAGCCAGCTGCCTTCATGGCGTACATCACCGCTGCGCACAGCCAAGGCGGCACCAAGCGCAGCATGAAGCACTTCCTCGATTCCCTGTTGCCCAGGTCCGACGAGGACGAGGCCCAGGACTGGTTCGATTCTCTGTGAGGCCCCATGGCTGAAACTTTCGGTCGCTTCGCTGCGGCACCCATTGGCCCGTTGCTGGCCGCCCGCGATGGCGGGCTCACGCTGGCCACGACAGCGGCCGCAGACCTAAACCGCATGGCCCGCTCGGACATCGCCCAGACTGAAGGCACGGTCGGGGTTGAGTTCGCTGTGTGGGGCGAGGACGAGATGGCGGCAGTGGTGGGCATCGTGACCGGCTCGGCGCCGCTGGACGCCTATCCAGGCGCCACAGCCGGCGGTCTTGGCTGGAACCTGGCCGCCGGTCGCCTGGTGATCAACAGCAGCGCTGCAGCTGTTGGGCTTCCATTCGTGGGCCGTGGCGACACTGCGGGGCTGCTGGTTGAAATCGGCAGCCCGAACCGACTCAAGCTGTATCGCAATGGTGAACTGATCCACCAGCGCGACTTCGTCATGGCCGGGCCGCTGTTCTTTGCCGCGGCGCTCGCAGCGACCGAGGCCGGCGGCTTGAACATGGCAGTGAATGCTGGCCAATGGGGCGCCCGCAGCCCGGCCGCTGCGGCAGGGTGGGGCTTGACGGAGCCGGCGGCAGAGGTCGTTCGGCTTTCCGACGTGGACTGGCTGACCGCGCCCGGGGACACCCCCAGCAATGCCCGCTTCGAAGGCGTGCTGGCCGAGGGCATCAACCTGGTCAGCGAGATCAATTTTTGGCCGTGGGGCGGGGAACCGGTGAGCCAGACCAGCGCCGCCGAGTGCACGGTGTTGGATGCCGAGGGTCGGCTGGATGAGCTGGCGCAGCGCGGCGTGTCTGGCCTGCCCGTGCAAATCCGCATGGGTTCCGAGGCGGGCATGCTCAACGACACGGTGCCCGTCTTCCGCTTTTCCGTGGACCGGGTCGAGATCAACGACGATGGCAGCAAGACGCTGCACTTCAAGGACGCACACGACGACCTCGACGGCACCATCAACCGCGGCGTGTTTCTCCCCAAC